TCTCTTACAGAGTTACATGCTTCATTAGGTCTTTAATAAAGTCCACAAGTTAACGCACACACCTTTAATCTACTATCATTAGAAAATGATGTTTCGTATGCTTTTAATCGTGTAAGAGCATCTGTAAATTTTGTTTTGTTTAGGTCAATATCGTCAATTAACTTAGTTTCCTCGTTGCCTGTCCATTGACACGGATATAAATGTCCTATTGCGTCTACATAAACAAAGTTATCTGACATACTTTTACAATTAATTTCACAGGTCTTTAATTTACTCTTAACTAGTTTCTTTACAGGATATATTTCGCTAGGCTCATGCTCCTTGTGTCTACTGCTTTTACTTACAAATTGTCTAAATCCTAAAGATCCTGCTAAACGCTTTGCGGTTACTACATCATTTTCATTGTGTTTGTATATGTTCATGTCCCAAACAGCAACGCCGCCTTTGCCTATGAAGATTTCTGCATTCAGCATACAGTTTTCTAGGTTAGATTTCTTGGTTACACCGTGTATTTCTTGACTAGTTCCGTCTATTTCAAATCTAATAATACAATCTAGTTTTGCTAACTTAGCCATTATGCTTTTATCTTCGCACTGGCCTGTTGTTGCTATTGTTACTATCACTATAGGATTGCTTATTCTTAAATATTCAATACACTGTATTAGGTTGTTATCCAATAAAGGATTAATTATTAAAATACGTTTTAAATCTTTTAAAAATTCCTTAGGAAACCAATCAATTAGGTTTTGTAATCTAGGGTTTTCTATGTGTAATGTTTTTAAATTATTCATTTTTTTCCAATCAACATAAATCTATTGTACTTAGGTGTTTCAAATATACCTTTCCAGGATACTTCTATATTACTTTGAGAAACAAAGTCATCTAAATCCTTGGCACAGCGTACATGTTCGTCTAGATCAAAATAATTATTACTTTGTAATACCACAGTTGAGTTTTTCGGTACATTACCTAACCATTGTATGTATTGTTCTTGGGTAATATGCTCACAACTTGTATTGATAACGATATCTGCATCATATTTGTAACCAGACATGTCAGCCGTTATAGCTCTAAATTTTCCTTGCATCTCATATTTCTTATTCATGGTGTTTGCAGTTTCCTCGCAATCAGGGTCTATGTCAACACTAGTAATATGATCTATACTGATGGTGCTATTAAACATCATACTTGCCAGCACACCGTTCCATCCTCCATGTATTACAATCTTTTTAGGATGATGAAACAATGGTAGGGTTTCTTCTAGTCTCTCAATTAACCATTTTTTACTGCGAAGTTGTCCTTTCCAGAAACTTTCAAGTGTACGGTAACGGTCTTCGCTGTTGCGAATCGCATCCATCCAGAACATTATATCTTCAAGATCAATCTTCATGTTTTACCTTTGGTATCTTACTGTCTGCACTACTAACACAACTAGGTGTTATGCATTTTTTTGGTTCCTTAAATAATTCAAATCCCTTATCTAAAGTTCCAAGTATCTCATCATGACAACTATAACTTCTTTTTATTTCATTAGTGCGTATTACTATGCCTTGGTAACCTGCATTACAGGTCCAACCCTTAAACTTGTTGAACCCAAATGCATTAAAACGCTCTGCTTGATCAAAGTTATATTTGTTTCCTTTGCTATCCGTTAGTTCAATTTGATATAACGGAACTAGTTCTTTGTATGCGTCCGGGATTTTTTGCGGGAACCCTGTTTGCATGATGTTTTTTTGTTCTTCGGTGTATCCATCCACGACAAATGATGCGGTGGGATCGGACTGTGGCTTGAGAGTGACGTTAATACCTCTGGCGGCAAATCGTTCCAAGCGTTCGTAAAGATCCTGGAAATGCTCAGGCACCATGACTTGATTAATCGTAACATACACGCCTCCTTTCATTAGTTGTAAACATTTATCTCCAAACTCCTGTTCTTTGGCAAATTCTGCATGGAAACTTGCTGTTACACTCCTGCGTTGTAGATGTTTAGTGTTTTCTAAAAACTTATTCCACCATTTACTACCCGGAGACAGGTTTGTGGTCATGTGTAAACTTAAATAATCTGCGTCAGCGTCATTTGCATAGTGATCAATTACCTCTCCAAAATGTTTATAGGCCGTTGGTTCACCACCGCTAAAACTAAAATGAAAGTTCTTAAATCCATTATTTCTTGCTTGACGTTTAATTTCGTCTATGGTATTCTTGTAAACTTCTAAATCTTGATGATCAGGCATGTCACTTCTAGCATAAGGCCAACAGTAACTACAGTTATAGTTACAAAAACGTCCTAGTATCCAACTAACCGTGAATAGGTCGGTGCCTAAAAGAGTTTTTTGACCAAACTTTACTATGTCATCAAATGGTATTTCTTGAAAATTAGTAGTCATATAACTCCGCTGAACAATTTTTTACACAAGTCAAACACTTGTTTTCGCCGTACCAGTAATCATTAAGCGTTTTCCAAGTATTTTCATCCCTTAATATCTCTTCAATATTACGATCATTAAGATTAGGAACACCTACGTTACTAAAAACTTGCTTCGAGTCTTGTACTGTCATGTTTCTTAGTATTTGTAAAATATGTTCTCCTTTCAAAGGTTGTTCAACCCAATCACTTCCAATCCAACAGCAAGGTAAAACATTGCCGTGTGGATCAACATATATCTCTTTTCTGTCAACACACTTGGGTTGTACAGTTGAATTCTTTGCAACCTGCCTCGTAAATTCTTCATCAAGGAAGTTTTCAAGTTTTATTTTAGATGTTTGCTTATACTTTTCTATGGTTGTTGGTTCAAGATAGTATTCTACGTTACCTTCCTTATCATGAACTGGAAATTTCATTAAGTCATAAAATCTTGTTGTGCTTTTTATGTTTACTTCCTTAACACCTATTGCGTATAATGCTTTCTCTAGTTCGTCAAAGTCCTTTTCGTTGTGTTTGAATATTAAACTATCTGCTCTAGCATTGCCGCCTGCACTAACAAACGATTTTATATTTTCGATGACCTTGTCATAACTAGTATTTCGTCTATACATTTCATGATTAGTGCCAATGCCGTCAACTGCAAATATAACTTCACCTCTGTCGCCAATGATTTTTGCAAGTTCTTGCCACCATTCAGGTTTTCGTAAACTGCCATTAGTATGAAATGCTAACCGTGTTGTTGAATTATGCTTTCTTACATATTCGTATATCTCAAAACAATCAGTTGCAAAGGCAGGATCTCCGTAGTTGCCACAACTATAAAAGTTGTTTAGTCTTTGGATAAATGAAACAGGAAACCATTCCTTAAACTTGTCTATGGTAATCTCATTATTTTTAATGAATGGTCTGGTTGTTCCGCCATTGTGATTTCTTGCACACATAGGACAAGCCGCTTGGCACTTGTCTGTTAGTTCTATATGAACATCAGTGACTTCTTTTAGGTATTGACTAATCTCTTTCATTGTTAAATCTTTCAGTTAGCCAATCAAAGTCGTTTATTTTTCTAAGTTCTTCAGGTTTATCAATGTTAGCATGTCCGTATTTTCTACCTGAAATTGCTCCTTTGATTGCATAGTCACCGAACTTGCGTTCCTTGCCTATGCTACACCAAGTTTTTAATCTTTCTAATGTTTCTTTATCGTCTTGATTTTTAATTGCCCTACTGGATAATTTCACACATTCTCTAAATGCACCCTTCCAGGTATTAAACTCATCAGTGTTGAATGCAGTGATGTTAGAAACTTCTTCTTTCAGTACTAGGTCTTTGCTTATGCTTGTAGTCATATCGGGTGTTGTCACATCAACCTGTTTTGTAAGTTCCGTTGGTAATAGTTTTACGCCGCCATATCCATATACCAAACCGTTTATAGGATTACGGCTTCTCCATATATGCACCATTTGATTATTGTACTTACTAGGTTTATGTTTAAAGTTAAATGTTTCTTCTATAACTGCATCACCATCAACTACCCAAAACATGCTAGTAAAGGATTTCTTAGCCGCTTCAATGTGTGCTTGATGTATTCCTTTCACGCCATCAACACGCTTTGCCATTGGATAACTCTTTTTTAGTTTTTTCCAATTTTCTTCTGCATTAGGCTCGTGATAACTTATGAATACAATATCGTACATTATTTTCTTCTCATGTTTCTTCTTGGATTATTAAATGTTTCCTTAAAAAATCTACTACCGTTTGCGTCAAGTTCACCTATAGGTAGTTCTAATTCTTCACGTAGAATATCGCCGAGCCTTTTCATTTCAGCATCAAGTTCTCCTACCTTTATCTTAGGCTGGACTTCCGAAGCAAAGTATTTGTTTAACCATTGGAAATCTCTTACTTGAACATAGTCCCAGTCTGTACAAGTTGTCATGTAACAACCTAGTCTTGCTCCATACATACTCCATTCGCCATTAGGAGTATCAGCACCAACACTCATCCATACTAACAATCTTTGAAAATTTTGCCAAAACAAATCTTCACGCAAATCAAACTTGGTTACTCTCCTACCCTGGCTTAGACTCATCTTAACACCTTCACGGAATCCTGCTCTAAATGCCTGTAGTGGAGAACCGTTATTCCAAAACTCACTATATGTTTCATTCATTTGAAAATATTCATCTTCATAACAAAATTCAATTTGACTTTTAGGATCATCTTTCTTATCACTGTTTTCGTGTGTTTTCATTCTTAGAACAAATTCCTTTGTCCACCATTTTAATCCGCCATTGCCGTATACCAGTCCGTTAACACCATTCTTACCACAAAAACTAATCTGCTTTCCATCTGGAATTTCTGCAACATCAAGATTTAATTCAAGATCAAAAAACTCAGGTTGTACTATGTTGTCAGCGTCTACAGTGACAAAACGTTCTGTTTCACAAAGTTCAGCACAGGCTTTATGTGCCGCATCAGATCCATGTACTCCGTGAACACGTTTTGCCCATGGACATTTCTGTTGTAAATCATAGTAGTGCTTATCAGCGTTAGGTTCATCGTAACTTAAAAATATTACGTCACTGTCTACTATTTTAAGTATTCTCGACTGCATATATTTGGCTCCTAAAATTAGTGTTAGAAAATATTATTATATCTTCTGTGTTATGATTAAAGTCAAACTCGACAGATTCACTCTTTGCAAGTTCACCGACTCTAATAATTATTGTGTCATATAAAATGTTATAGTTGTCCTTGTTTGCAACAAACAATTTCATCTTGTAGTGTCCTTGTCCTTTAAGCCAAGGAGAAACTGTTTTAGATGCACTAATTTTTCCTTTGCTCTTACCAAGTGTCATCTTTAGGTTAGCATTAGGTACATCATTTAAACTATTAACCTTTCTAAAAGGATTTAGATATTCATCCCAAGGATAAAAGGAACTTAAACTATATTCTGTTGCATCAAACTTAGCATCTTTTGGTTGTGCCCTTTTAAAGTTATTAAATATATCTTTCTTTTCAATTAAGCACAATGATCCGTCATCTGCATCTCCTACCTTGAACATGGTTAGTTTTTTCTGTCCAGTAACTATCTTTTCTAGCAAAGAATAATCAACTGATATAAAATAAGGATGCTTGGAACTAACTATCGTTGGTGTTACACGGAGTATATCCCTTGACACTGGATTGTAATAAACATACATCATAGCACTTTACTCTCGTATTTCTTGACCATATCTTCTGTTAAAAAATCAGATTCAACATAATGAAAGATCGGTTGTTGTATCATGTTACCAACAACTAAGTCTAAGTTGTCTAAAAGGTTAACTGCTAAATTGCCATACCATTTAGGCCTTCTGTGTTCCCAGTCAAGTATTGCTGGTTTCATATGAACAAATGTTGTAAAGGTATTACATATAGTATCTTCTATTCCAAGTATCTTTGCCGCTACTGCCGCACTAACATCTATGCTTACACGAGGTGGTTTATTCTTTGGACATACTGCACTATAAAACTCTCCCCAGTTGTGTACCACGTTTTGAAACACTTTAAAGAAATCAGCAGTTGGTTGTGATTTTTTAAAATAATAAAATCCGCTGTAGACATTTGGTAAATCATTTTTTGTAAATGCTTTTCTATAAAAATCATCAGTAACAACATTATGTCTATAATCTAAAACATTACCTGTAAAACTTATATCCTGTTTTTCTAAATTATCCCACCAATGTTCAACATTTGAAGTGAACAGCATATCTGCATCAAGAACAACGGTTTCCTCGTAAGGACTCATTTTTAATGCTTTCCATCTATTTTCAATCTTCCAAGCACTATCCTTTGCATCATCCTTATCGGGTATTTGTATTATATTATCAAATCCTTTTTGATATCTCTTGTCAACCTTGCCTATCGTACACAATGAAACGCTGTTAATGTTAGGTTGTGTATGTTTTATAGACAGAGCCTGCGTGTATGCTTGACGCACATAATCTACACTCTCTGTATTCTGTGCAAATATTAAATATCCTTTAGACATTTTTGCGCCTGCTCCTGTAAAGATAGTTTGTTCATAATATGGAGATTTAGTCCTTTAATCTTTTGATAGGAATGTGATTTCTTTGTCCCATGGCGAACAAGCATCTTAGATTCTCCTGTACCGTCGTTGTAATCCAACAATACATCTGTATCCATGCTATGGAAAATCCTACCTGGAAGATCTCCCCACCAGTGATTTTCTCCATAGTTGCTTAGTATGTTTAATGCCATGCTAAAGGCAAAATCATTTCTAAAAAGTTCTGACTTTATCATGTGCAACCTTCTATAATAATCCCAGTTCTCTTGTACAAATCTTACGGTGTTAAAAAACTTTCTAGCAATGTCACACTTCTTAAAATAAAAGACAGTGGCCCAATAAAAAGGAATGCTTTCATCAGAAATGTATGTAAATTGTTTTTCCTTGCCTCGATCAAAATTTATATCTTGGCTGTTTCTTGATATGCATAAAACTTCATCACTATCAAACATCTTGAGCCAGTTATCATTTCCCACGATAATGTCAACATCAATTACAAGTGTTTGATCATACGGAGTTAGATCATATATTTGATATCTAGCATTATTTCTGTAATTAACGAGGACACTATCGTAGAAACCGTTTTGAAATCTTTTTTCAGACTTGTGTTTGTAATTAATATCTATTGGTATGACTTTATCATACACATCAAAGTATTCTTGTTTTCTGTCGTACGTATTTCTATCAGTAACTATTGTTACAGGAAGTTTTAGATGTTTTTTTGCCTGCAAGGCACAAAACGTTGCTAGATCAAAATAATCCACACGTTCATTGTTTAAAGCAAAAAGTACTATTCCCTTACTCATCATCACCATCTATCAGACTTAAAACATTTCGTCTTGACTTTTTCATTTTCTCAAACTCAGTAACATACTCGTTTAGTGCTTGGTGATAAACGTCAAGGGTCTTATTAAGAAATGTTTCAACGTCTGGAATCTTTACAGGTAATCCGTTGCTGTCTAAAACAACAGCATCCGTATATCCTAGATCCTTTAAAGTTTTTAGATAGTTAATGAGTTCAACATTAGCACTGAATGCTCCGCCGTGTTCGTAGTAAACTACATCTTCTTCAAACTTAGATTTGATGTACTGTTTTTGGCGACTCAGTGAAACCATATAAGAAGACATTTCCAATGCTTCTTTTAATCGTTCGTCCATTGTTTTCTCCGTTCATAATATGCTAGTATTATATTTATCAGAGATCTAGAGGGGTAAAAGATTAATGAACAACTATGTGGCTATGTGTGTTTTTGTGATGCTTGCTGGTGATCCAGTTGTAAAAGTAACTGTAAATGTTACTGTGCCAGGGATTGAATCATAACCTGTGGTCTGCCATACTCCATTTTCGTTCAATGTTCTAGTTGCACTTTGGTTATCGTACCCTGGTATATCAGGTGAGGATGAAACCCATGAGAACGTAGCACCAGGGGTTCCCGTAACAGTAATTGGCCATGTTTGACCAGCGGGTGTTGGTGTTGGAAAATCAAAGGTATTAACAGGCTGAGGTTTGCTCTCTGTGTCAGAATCTGTTCCAGTGCCATACGCATTGGTGGATGAAATTTCTGCTAGATATATACCGTAATCTGGTGTGTTAAATGTTGCATTGCCCACAACGTCACTTGAATCTAAACTACTAAAGTATACACGTTGTCCAGTTGGTCCGATTACACGTACAACTCCTGCTGTTCCAGTATCCATATTCCATACTATACCACCTGTACTACCATTTACTGCAATTTGTATTGAAGGACTAGGAGCACTACCACTAGGTGGTGGTGGCGGTGGTGGAGTCGGAGTCGATGTATCTATAACTGGTGCGGTATATGAACCTGACCAGTTTGTGCTTGTAAACGTTGGATTATCTAGTGCAACATTATCTCCGATTGGTTGTAATGTTGTTACCGTTCCAGTTATTGTTGCATCAACTGATTCGTCAATGTTACCGTAATCGTCATCACGCAATTCTATCGTTACAATAACTTGAGATTTATCTGAGTTGGCTTGTGCGGTAACTATTCTGTCATTGTTACTATAAGCATAATAGTAATAACCTCTACCAGCCATGTTCCAAACCTGTTGATCAGATGTTGTTAATTGATTAAATCCTCTATTAGTTGTTCCAGTTCCATTGGTAGTGTCATTCGCTCTTATTCTAACAACACCAAAGTCATCAAACATCTGTTGATATTCTTCTTCTTTTTTGCTGTTAACATTATCAATGTCTAACTGTAAACGTATTTCTCCGCCTGCATTAAAAAAATGTCTTGCTGAATCAGATGCTGTAAACTGTCTTGGGCCATCGCTGAACGGTTGGAACTGACAGGTTACAATAAGATATAACTTCTGGTTCCAGTTACTTGAATAGGATTTCTGTACTAACGGAGCACTCGTAGCACCTTGTACTGTAATTCCAGCACCCGGTGTAATTGCAATATTTTGTCTTTCATTGAATACCGTATTAGTAAATGTTTCAAATTCATTTACAATGTCTGCTGTTATGGTTGTTTGATCTGTGATCGGAGATAGGTTGCCAGATTCATCAAGGCCTGTTTGGTGTTGTCTGCATTTTATTAGATCAGTTCTTAAGTTGCCCCAGTTTAGAGATGTTATTTTATCTCCTCTAACAACCGATTGGCTAGTAACAACTTGCCCGTAGCCTAAATCTCCAACACCATTACCTAAAACACTTGCTACCTTGTTTTGTATATCATTAAATGTTGTTGCGGCTATTAGTGTGTCTTGTACAACTGGCATGTGCCTTCACCTATCCTTAAATTATACCATAATCTCAACTAGTCGAGATTCGGTTCCTTCATCGTTAACTAAACTCTTACCTACTATCATACAAGCATTTGGCAGAGCACTATCTTTACTTATTGCTACCGCATGACCAGGATTTCCTGAAGTGACTAATATATCTCCTTTTCTAACAGGGCCAACAACCTTACAAGGGATTCTACCTCTTAAAGCAACTGCCGGATGTGTGTTATCATCACCTGCTTCTGAATTCATTAGGTGTGCAGGATTAGTTGATATAACTCCAGCAATTCTATGATCAAGATGTTTTGTAGATTGTGTTATTTCTTTTTCACCGCCAAGTATTACAACAGTTCCTGGCTCATACTCTGCATCTGCTTCATAGCGTTCTGCTAAGTCAGCATAACGTGCCGCAGTTGCAGTACCATGCATGACACTTGCAAATATATCACCACTGGCGTCTCTAGCAACAATATTGTCTGCTGTGTTGTTTACTGATGCCGCATGGAATGATGATCCGTTCCATAACGATGACGCTTGTGTTGCAGTACCGTTAAACTGATATGCATAAATTGATTTCCAACGCAGGTCAGCAGTACCTTGATCGTATCTGTTATCTGATCCTGGATTCAACTTGTCTGAATCAAGTTGGAAAATATAGTTTGTATTGTCTCCGGATCTTACACCAAATCTAATTTTGCTACCAATTTGGTTTCTGATTGTTGGTAGGTTGCCGTCATCAACTGAAATTTTAAGATCGTTGTCATCACCTACGTTAAGTCCAATGTCGGCAAATTCAACATTTGCTGTAAATGCACTTGAACCTTGTCTTACATAATCCGAAGCAGGGAATCCGCCTAGTCTTAATGAATCACCGGCTGTTCCCCAATAATAATCTGCGTTTGTGCTTACACCTTGAGCACTTACCTCACGTAGTGTAATACCTTTCTTGATTACAGTAAAACCATCTACAGGGGTAGTAGCAAGGTCTAGTGTAAACTCTTCAGTTGAAATGATATAAACAACTACGTCATCAATAACTGCTTGTAGTACAGGATGAGGATCTAATGCAGTATCGTTAAGGCTAGCCGCGATCATTTGTGTCTTACCAGCACCAGCAATACCTTGTGGGCCAATTAGAACGAAATCAGTACCATTCCAGGCATACAATTGGTCTGTGTCTGATTTCCACCAAAAGTCACCTTCTGTTAAACCTGCCGGTTCATCAGTAGCAACTTCTGCGCCGCCTGTTGTTCTCCATTTAGAACCATCATAAAATTGTAATTTACTAGTTGCACTGTTAAACCAAACCTGACCACTTAATGGTCTTGGTGGTGAACTAGTTCCCGAAAAATTTTCTAGTAGGTGAACAAAATTTTCGTTTTGTATTTCACCGTACCCGGCGTAGTTCTTACCAACTAGTTTTAGATCGGTAGTTTGGTTAATTGTACCGTCTTCTACTGTAGCAAGGGTATTGCCGTTGTATCTGTTAATTATGTATGCCATTTGTTTTTAACCCCTATATGCTATATTTATCATTAATTGCTTTCTAGTATCCCCATGGCGCATCATTAGCGTCATTTTGCTGGGTTGCATTATACAATACATTTGTTATTACTTGCCATTGTCCGCTGACAATTCTTGCTACAACCTTACCACGTTGTACCCTGAAAACAGCGTTTGGTCCTGGAATTGTTCCAAAACCAATATCTTCTAGTACTGATTGGTTTTCAGTGTTTGCACCTTTGTTAACAGTAACAATTGATTTGTTAATTGATCCTGCTAAAATAGTAAAGTCTGAAACGTCTGGTGCTGAAAACTGCGTATGAACATGTGCTTCTAAACCTTCATAATCTGCACTTGCAGGGAAAATGTCCTCAATGATTCCAGCAATTTTTGCATTATCCAAACCTGTGATTTCCAACTGTAGCAAAATTCTATTTGCAATTATGTTGGTATCTACATAATCTTTTGTTGCTACATCTTGAGCATTTACAGGATTACTAGCATTAGTAATCTTACTGGAAGCAACATCTACACTACCCGTACCGTTTGGTGATAAAACCAAATCACCGTTTAGGTTTACTGTGCTTATAGTATTATTGTCTATTAATACGTTGTCTGCTTGTATTTGATTTTGTGGACCAAATGATGTAATGCCCGGAGCACTTGTAATACTAGCACCTAGAGAATTACCACTTATTGCTAACTGTCCATTAATATATAACCCTTGAGCTCCACCGTTGATGTTTATGCCTTCTGACGATGTGAACCATAGATTATCTCTGCTCCATGTAAAGGTATGATCAGTATCACCTCTAACAATGATCCCGCCTCCGTCTACGTGTACATCGCTTGGAGTACTATCCGATGTATTACCAAGAACAATGTCTTTATCAGCAACTTCAAGTACTGAAGTGGTAACCGTTGTTGTATCACCTTTTATTAAAAGACTACCTGTTATTTCTACGTTACCATGTACCTTTAAAGCATCTTCGCCTCTTTCATCTCCTTCATTTGGAAACAAAACAATTTTCTTATTAGCACTATCAACTTCAAGTGCTGTATACGTATCTTGATTATCAGTTGCTCTAAGTAAAACTTTTTTATCAATAATTGTGCTTTCAAAAGTAACAGGGCTTCCTGCAATGCTGTTGTTAACACTGATTTGCAATTCGCCTGTGTCACCAATGTAAATACCTTCATCGTTGTTAATTTCAACATAACCGTTAATATCAACATTAGCATCATTAGTAATAAAATTCTCTGCTGTTCTAAAGTTTCCGTTTTGATCAACAAGACCTAATGATTTATCAACTGTTGTGTTCTTTAGTGTAAACGTTGTAGGAGAATCTAACGAGTCAATAGCAAAGTTAAAACCTATGCTTACTGTTCCTGTGTGTCCTGCAATAGCATTTCCAGGATTAAATGTTGTTTTACTGAAGAATCCAATAAGTTTATCTCCTACAAACACCTTGGCAACGGTTTGCGGAGTTCCTGCTGTGTCTGTAATAGTGTCAACAACAAATCCATTAATACCTTGTGATTGTTTGTATATTGGCCCTGCTAAAACTAAATCAGTTCCGTCAAAGAAATACATTTGGTTATCTTGGCTGTTGATCCAAAGATCGCCTGATGTTAGGTTAGTAGGTTTAACAGAACTAACAATAGGTCCGCCGGTATTACGGAAGTTATCGCCATCAAAAACTTTTACCCTACCTTCCGAACTATCATACCAAAGTTGTCCTAGTATAGCATTTGTTGGCGCAAGAGGATTTGCAAAATTTTCTAATAGTTTTACAAAGTTTTCGTTAATTGATTCACCGAAGTTAGTTGCACTCTTACCAATCATTGCCAGTGGTAAAGTATCTGTATCTATTTCGTTATCTAAAACTTCAGCGATAATATCGCCCCTTGTATTATTAATTATGTACGCCATTATGCTAACGCTCCTGTAAATATAATCCAGTTAACAGTTGAGTACGGATTTAATACGTTAAATGATTGTCCCAATGTTCCGGCCCTCACACCACCGCTTGTAGGAAGGTATTGTCCTTGTCCTGCACCAGTTGGTCCTAATCCCAAAATTGCTGTAGGATCTAAAGGAGAGCCTGTTGCATTTCTAAATGCATAGTATTGTGTACCTTGAGAGCCTTCCATTGTGTGTTCGTGATCCGGTAAGTTGCTAACTCCAAGAGTAACATCTTCCTGTCCTCCTGATCCGCCTAATGTGTTTGCACCACTGTCAGTAACTCTGTTTGCGTCACCACCAAATGCATCTGTTGTATCGTTATCCATGTTATCAAGACCTAAAAGAGTTCTTCCTCTGTAGTCAGGTAACTTGAATGTACCAACACCTGTTAACGAAACCTGTGCTCCGTATGTATATCCTATTGCACCAAATAGTTCTGGATAGTCTGTGATTGCTACTTCAGCACCGTCACAAAGTAAGTATCCAGCCGGCATATTATCTTCACCGTCTAGTGTTTTTGGTCCTGCAAAAGGAAAAACAGCACCTGCTGGTACTACCGGTAATCCACTTACCAGTGTTGATCTAGAAACTTTTCTTAAACCTAAGTCACCAACTTGGCTTCTATTAATCAATACTTCGTCGTTGTCGTAAATGTCAGTTGATGCTGTTCTATTGGATACAACACCATCTGTGATTTCGGTTGTAAAATTCTTAGTTCTACCGCCACTTTCTCCATCAAAGGAAACTGATTCAGTAGTTCTAATATCACCTTGTATGTTAAATTCTGTTGGTGCAGTTAATCTTACTGCCGTTCCTGCTTGTCCAGCAACGTTTCCTGTAATGTTACCAAATACTGTTACTGGATTAGATTCGTCACCGATGTTGGCAGTATATATTGATACATATTTTAAATCAGGAGTACCAATATTCATTTGTCCTGTTGAACTTGGTGAAATATTGTTACCAACGTAATCTCCGGTAACTTCAAGGTTACCACCTACGTTAACATTTCTTCCAACTCCAAGGCCGCCTTGTATCTGAAGTGCACCTGATGTTGGACTTAATGATTCTGAAGTTCCAAGTATTTCAACATCTTGGAATACCCTAGCACTACCATTAACGTCAAGATCAAATTGAGGGTTGCTAGTATTAATACCTACCCGTCTTGTTCCTGCAACTCTAAGTACTGTTGCCGGAGCACCTCCAGCATTAATTTTAAGATCTAAGTTACCATCTATAACTTTATTATATAACGTTGCCGTTGTTTCATTTTGATTAACTAAAAGTTGTCCTTGGGCACCAATAACAATACCACTGTCACTTAACACCCTAATTTGACCAATTGTGCTAGTGCTTTGATCTGCTCTCATAAATGAAGTGCCTTCAACAATTTGACCGTTGATTGACAATCCTTGTGCTTTTTCAGCAAGACCATAATATTTGTTTATTACACTAGAACCACCTGAAAAATCTTCGCTAGATAGATTTATGCCTGAAAAGATTTTCTTAAATCCTACCAATGTTTGCTTTGGTGTAAATTCTCTATTAGAAATAACTGCTATTAGTTTATTGTTAGTATATAAGGATACTACTGTTCTATCTAAGTTAGTTGTATCAACAAGTGTTTCTGGTATCAATCCTGATTTATTACCATCATTAAAAGTAGGTCCTACCAACAACCAGTCAGCACCACTCCAAAGAAAAACTTGCTGTGTATTTAGATTTACCCAAAGGTCACCTGTTTGATTGTTTGTCGGTGCTGTATTGCTTTTGGTAACTGCGCCTGCGGCAACAAAGTCAGTACCGTTAAAAACTTTAAGTGCAGAATTAAGAGTGTCAAACCAAATTTGGCCTGTTATCGCAGAAGTTGGAGCAGTACCAGAGGCAAAGTTTTCTAACAATCTCACAAAGTTTTGTGCTATTGCTGGACCATAGTTAGTTGCGTTTCTTCCAGGTATTTGTACACTTAATTCATCATTGATATCATTGTCTTCAATAATAAATGTTTGTGTTCCTGAAGTGTTAGTTACGGTATAAGCCATCTCTTTTACGCCTCGTTAAATCCGCTCAGACTTTGTACCCTTACAGTGTAGTCAATCTGAATCAGTCTGTTTAATGATTTTTGTACTGGGTGGAAGATAACGTGTGTTAATAATCTACCATTACCGTCCTCCGAGTAACTCTTTAGTCCTAGTTCATCAAAAACGTAGGTTCCTTCTGTAGAAGTTGCATTATCAAATGCGTCTTGTCCACTAGGTTCGCCGTAATCTAGCAAACAACTAGCAAAAATATCAGTATAGTTAGTACCACTAACGTGTCTTGTTTCAATCTTGTTTCTAGTAGGATCTGTATTATCTACTGAAGTTTCATCAATGATCTTTGTAAAAGTTTGGTTGTATAGCGTAGCAT